GCGGCAGCCGCAGCGTCATCCGCCTTGTCCATGTCGTCGTCGGCCTTCGCCATGTCCTTGTCTGCGTCAGCGAGGTCTTCGCCAGCCATCTCGTTGAAGGTGTCCTCAACGACCTTGAGGTCGTCCTCAGTCACCTTGTCGTCACCCTTCGGGGCGTCGTCCTTCTTGGGGGCGTCGTCCTTCTTGGACTTGGACTTGGACTTGGACTTCATTCGGTCCTTGAGTGCCTTTGCGGCGGGGGACATGGCCATGGGGTACCTCACATGCTCTTGCGGTGGAGTTGTTGGGTCTTCTCGATCTTGGTGTTGATCGTGGCGACCTTCTTGACGGTGCTCGCGTTGTTGAGGTTACCACGAAGGAGCTTCTGCTTCTGCTTGGTCAGGTCCTCAACACGCTTCTCGGTCACCGCGTTCATATCGACTCCGCGAGCCTTGCGGGCGTCGATCACACGCTGGCGACGATCTGCGATGCGCTGGTCGATCTGCGCATCGGAGTAGTAGGTCGCCTTGACGCGGGTGCCAGGGTTTCGAGCCTCAATCTTGCGCTTGTGGGCCTCGAACTCCATCGTGGTCATGGTGCCGCCGTCCGTGCGGACGACGCCGAAGCCATTGACGCCAGGGGCTCGACCGCTGTGCCAGGACACCGAGGTCTCTGCGCCGCAGACGGAGCACGGGGGCGTGCCCTCGCTGCGCTTGTAGAGGCTCTGGGTGTAGTGGCCTTCAGCGCACACCAGATCGTGGGAGACGTAGCTCATCGACTTCCCGAAGTGACAGATCGGTCCATATCGCGAAGCACTTGCTGCGGGTCAAACCCTTCTTCGCGCATCACATGCTGCCGAAGCTGCTCTACGGCACCAGAGGTCAAGTGCCCCTCGTCGCGCAGGCGCAGCGCGTCGCTGTACCCCAAAGAGCTGAGCGTCTTGGGTTGCAGCTTGTCAATGGGCCCCTGCGCTTCGGCCACGTACTTGACCTGCTCGTAGGGTTCCTGGCTGCGGTTGTAGCCTTCGATGAAGGCCTTGGGTACACCAACAGCCAGCTCAGCTACAAGGTCTGCACCACCGCTGGTAGCGGCCATGCCTGCCTTTGAGCCAAGGATGCCCGCCCCTACCGCGAGACCTCTCTTGAGCGCGGGACTACCAAGTGCCTTCTTGGCGGCGCTGACAGCTTCTGTGCCGTAGCTTTCAGCCGCCTGCTTTGCGCGGCGGTACAGGTCAAGCTGTTCACCTGCAGGGGGCAAAGCCTTACGTTCTTGCCGGCGACGACGCTGAGGGCTTGCATCCTCAACGGCTTGCGCTGCTTTGCGGGCTGCTTGACGCGCAGACATCATGGCGTCATCACGTGCAGGACCCGGAGGCATTTGCTCAGCTTGACGCAAACGCCTACGCGCAACGATTGCTTCGTCAAACCGCTTTTCGAAATCTGGCGCAGGCTTGAACTTTTCTGGGTCGCGCTTCATCCGCAACAACTTGCGCGCGTAAAGTTCTTCAGTCCTGGGGTCCATTGACGCATCAATAGCTTCGTTAGAGGCAGTCTCGTAGAGAGCAAGCGACGCCGCAGAAAACGGGGAAATCGACATACCAAAACGACTCGGCTGTCGAGCGGCACGCATCAACTCGTTTCGCTGCCCCAGCAGGTTCCTTCGATACGCAAGATCAGTCTGACCTCGCTCAGACGCCAATCGATCTTCGACGTCATCAAACGCAGCAAAAAAATCCGCTGCGTTTTCTTCTGGCCTCATCGACGAAGGAACTTCCATCCCCATGGAACGAAAAGCTGCCGCCGGTTCAGCAGCAGCAGCTCGGCCTTTCTCCGTCGTATCTCGGACAAACCCCTCCAGCAGAGTTTCGTCACGGGCAAGTTCAGCGTCTGTGGCAAAGCGCGCAGCAGCTTCACGCTTGCGACGCGCTTCTTCGTCAACAGCAAACTCGCTTACGTCAGACTTCAGCTTGTCGTAGAACGAAACCTGCTCAGCCATCTTCAACTCCTACTGCGGTGGGCTCTGACCCTGCATCTGGGCCATGCGCTGGATTTCGCGAAGAACTTCGGGCGGCAGGTCCTGCATCTCACCTTGGGCTTGCGACTGCGACTCGGTGCGGCGCTGCGGCGCCTCTTCCTTGACCGCGGCTCCGCCCTTGGCGACCTGCTGCTGTTGGGCAGCGGCGGCCTGGGCTGCAGCCATCTGCGCCTGCCGGGCCTGGGCCTCGGGGATGATGAGCCTGCTCGGCAGCCCCAGACCGCTCACAAGCTCTTCGAACAGCTTGAAGGTGTCGATGTTCGGGGCCTGCGCCAGGAGCGGCACCATGGCCTGCAGGGTCTCCAGAAGCACGGCGGGGTTCTTGCGGATGGGGTTGTAGCTCACCATCTCGAAATCCATCTTCAGCTGCTTGAGCTGCTGGACGCCGACGTAGTTGAACATGTCGCTGCCCGAGAGCCGCACCATCTTCGGCTTCTTCATGTAGCGCTGCATCAGATAAAACATTTTCGACGCCGCGTCTTCCAGCGCGGTGTTGAGGTGCCCCTCGCGGGTCGCCAGCCGGGTCCGCATCTGCGCGTCGATGATCGCCATCTCGGTCGCGGTCTTGGCACCAGCGACCTGCCCGCGTGCCGCTTCGGCCAGCGCGCTCTGGAACGCTGCGTCGTTCTCCAGGCGCTGGATGAACGCGATCACGATCTCAGGCACGTTGGGCCGGGGCATCTCGTAGAACAGCGCACCGAAGTTGCGCATCTCATCTACGCCCTCGGCGTCCACCGGCACGAACGAGCCGACCATGGCCTCCATGGCCTTGTCGAGGGTGGAGCTGTCAATCTTCCCGGCATCGTAGAGGATCTTCGGGACGTTGAGGTAGGTGATGCGCTTCCACAAGGTCAGCAGCTGGTTGATGTTCGTTTGCTGGTCGAGGATCAACTGCACCTCGGACAAGCCGGTGCAGTCCACGCCGCTGTGGTTGAGCGAGAACATGCTGAACGGCACGAAATCGAGCGTGCCCTTGAACAGGATGTGGTCTGCGCCCATGTGGTAGTGGATGACTTGGTTGCTCTCCAGGTCGTAGAACTCGTAGACCAGCACCCGCTTGTTGGTGGTGCTGAAGCTCGTCATCGAGGTCTTCTGCACGTCATCGAGCATCCAAGACGGGAAGGCCTCGGGCTTGATGTCGTCGTGGTGCGTGTAGCGCCCAGCCTTGACCTTGGCCTTGTAGGCGGCGGGGGTCAGAGGGCACGCCTGGATCCAGTAGCGAATGTCGGCGTTGTCGCGAGCGTTGAGGTCGAAGAAGACCGACGCGGGGTTCGGGTTGCTGAGCACCGGGGCGTCAGCCTTGGCGTCCCACGACACCTTGAAGATGCCACGCTTGCAGAGCACCGCGTCCATGAGAGCCAGGGCAGACCGGCGCCGCATGTTGACCGTGCGGAATGCCCACTCCATCAGCCCGTTGACCGCACCCGCCATGTCCTGGCTGTCGGGAGTCTGGGGCATCGCTGCGACCTGCGGGTTGGGGCCGAGCAGGCTGCTGATCGCCGTGTCGGTCACGGCGTAGATCATGTTCTTCTGGGCGTACATCGAGGACAGGCGCGCATCCAGAATGGCGCCGTTCTTCTCGTAGGTCTCCCAGAAATCGCCTCGGTAGTAGGACCGGGCACGATCGAAATCGTTCTTCTCGTAGTCCTTGTAGTACGTCAGGTGCTGCTGAATGAGGTCCTTGAGCTTCGCCACTTCAGCCTCCCAGCGACTTCAGCGCGGCGGCGAGGTTCTGCAACCTCGCGGCCTGCTTGGCGTGGGTTTGCGACGCCTGACGCAGCTCCCCGACGATCTCGTCCATCTGCTCGACGGCCTCTTCGGTGACGGTCTGGCTGCGCTCTTCGCGCATCATCTCGCCGGGGCCTTCGTAGTCGTCCTCGTCGTCGTAGAACTCATGGTCGTACTTGGAGCCTTCGGCGCACTCCATGCACCCACACCCACCGACATGAGAGTCAGGGTCGGACACCACTTCGAGAACCACGGCCTCGGGGCCAAACTTCTCGTAGACGTGCGCGAGCAGGTCTTTCATGTCGATGAGGTTGCTGGGGTGCATGGGCGTTGCTCCTACGAGTTGTTGCGCTTCTGAAGCATCTCGAGCAGCCCGGCAGCTTGGTCGTCGTTCAGGCTGCGCACGAAGCTGTCGCCTGCCCCGAAGATCGACGTCAGGTCGGCACGCACCTTGTCAGCGCGGCTGGTGCCTTCGTCCGTGTCACCCTGGAAGGCCGTCGGCTGCTGCGAAGGAGGCAGGCGCAGCGGCGCTGCGGAAGTGCCGGGGCTCATGGTGCCTTCATCCGTGTCGCCCTGAAAGGCTGTCGGTCGCTGCGACGGGGGCAGTCGCAAAGAAGCTGCGGATCGCATGGTGCCTTCATCCGTGTCGCCCTGGAAAGCCGTCGGCTGCTGCGACGGGGGCAGTCGCAACGAAGTTGCGGCGGCAGGCGCTGCGGCGGCAGGCGCGGCCCCGCCCGCCATCGGCAACGCCTTTCCGGTATCTCGCAGGCTCTGGATGCTGTCGAACGCGCGCGAACCCTGGCGCGCCGTCCCCGTTCGCTTGCCGCCGCGGAACACGGCGTAGTTGCCGTCGTCCATGAGCTGGTACGAGTAGTCCGTGCCCTCCTCGAAGAACTTCATCTTGGGCTGCTTGGCCAGCACATCCGCGAGCGCGGCCTTTCGCGCGCCCGTACCCTGAGGTGCAGCGATCTTGGTTGCTGCAGCAGGCTCCAGCACACGACTGACATCACCTCGCCGGCCCGTACGCTGACCGCGCATCGACATACGCTGCTCAGCGTCCTCGTTCATCGCGTTCTTCTTCTTGTCGTACTCTTCGGTCTTGTCGTTGCGCAGCATGGAGGTCTCCTACTTCTTGGACTTGTGGGCGGTGTTCTTGCGGCGACCGGCGGCAGCCATCGCTTGCATCTTCTTGTTGCCGTACTTCTTCCGCCCGACGGCGGCGGCAACAGCCTTGGGGTTCTTGGCCCCCGAGGCTTCGGCGGACTTTGCGACAGCCTCGAAGCGAGACCCTTCGCCAAGCGGCTTCTTGGCGGCCTTCTCGACGGCGCGCTTGGCGTCGCGGTAGGCCTTCTTCGGGTTCTTCTTCACGGCTACCTCATCTTCGGGGCGACGAAGATGGACTCTTGCCGCTTGCGCCGCACCTTACCACGTTCACCGGTCAGCATCCGAAACGGAATCGCACCGGGTTGAACTTCCATCGGTTCCTCGTCGTAGTCCTTTGCGGCCCGCGCCGCTCGCCGGTCGTGGTAGCGCTTGCTCTTGGAGAGCATGTCCGCCGCCATGACGTAGGTTCTCGCTCGGTCGAAGTGGTGTCCTTCGTTGTCCTCGCCGCGCTCGCGGCGGGAGAAATCACCGTCGTAGCGGAGGAGCTGCTGGAGCCCTGCCCGCGAACGGATGATGAGGTCGTCTTCGCGCAGGAGGCGCACCAGGGCGAACTCTGCCTGCGCGACGCGCTTGCCGGTGGCGTACCACCCAGGCTGGCGCTTGCTGTAGGTGATGCGGACCCCAAGGTCCTTGAGCGCGGTGATGCAGCCTGCGTGGTTGGACTCCACCACGGCACGGGCGTTGTTGTAGCGCTCGGAGACCTGCTGGATGCGAACCGCGAAGCGGTCAGGCGCCTCGCGGCCCGACCACACGGCGACCTCGTTGAGGCTCTGCGTGTCGAAGACGGTCAGGGCTGCGGGGTCGCCGATGCTGCCGAAGCCGGTCGGGTCCGCGTAGATCTCATACTTGACGCCGGGGCGAGGCAGCTCGAACTCGCCGCAGCCGTAGCTGCCCTCTTGTGGGTCCTCGGTCGCGACGTCGAGCAGCCGACGAAGCACGTCCTCGGGCATCATGGGGCGCTGGCTGCCGATCCAGCCGTCGTACGGGTCGCTCGGGTACTTGGCGCTGAACAGCCGCGTGTCCCCGACGAACTCCGACCGCAGGCGCGTACGCATGAAGAACAGGTTGTCGAGGGTCATGCCGGGGTGTTTGCCCAGGTAATCCAGCTCCTCCTCGGTCGGAGCGAAGCCCTTGGGCGCCGGGATGCAGCACGTATCGTCGTCCCACCACTCCAAGAACAGCGGGAAGAACTGCCCCTCGCGGCGCAGGGCTTCGTGCCACATGCGCTCATGGAACGAGCCCGCTCGACCAGGGGTACTCTCGATGACCAGCTTCGCGTTGGGGCGCTTGTTGATGCCGGGGAAGAGGTTGATGATTGCCTTCTGCTGGTGCAGGGCTTCGCCAAGCTCGGTGATGTGCAGCCGGTCGATGGAGTGACCGACAGCGGGGGCGCGCCCCTCCAGCGACTTGATGACGATGTTGCCGCCGTGAACGAACTCCAGCTCCTTCTTGGAGCCCTTGCTGCCGGCGGCCAGCGGCATCTTCACAGGCTTTGGTAGGCTCTCGTACGCGAAGCGCAGCCGCTTGAACGCCATCTCAGCGGTGGCGTTGGTGTCTGCGATGAGCATGCCGGCGATGCCCTGGAGGTACATGCAGTCGCGCAGAAGCAGGTGCATCAGCGTGATGGTCGTGATCTTCGCCTGCCGGTACTTGGTCACGAAGGTCCACTTGTTCGCCTCGATGGCGCGGATGGTGCGGACCTGGGCCTTGGTCGGGTTGAGGAAGCCGGTGGTCTCGTCCTCGCGGACGATCTTGCACATCGACACGAACGCCTCGGGCACAGCGAACATTTTGTTCACGGCGGCTGGGTCCATGCCCGGCGCGACGACAATCTGAGCCCCAGACCGCATGTGTTTCACCTGTGTTCTGGAATGTCAAAGTTGTGTCAAGAGCTACGCCTGACGTCGGCTTGCGTCTCCGCGACATGGGCCGTTGCTCGCCGCTCGAAGACCTCCAGACCAAAACGCATCACAGCGCGCATCACGTCAGAGCGCGACACGTCCTCGGCGCTCAGCCGGCCGTTCATGTGAACGGCGCCGACGTAGCCCCGCAGCTCATCAACACGGTCCGATGTGCCGGGGTCGTAGCGCACGGCAAGGTATTCTTTGCTTCTGCCCATAAGGACCTCCACAAAAACCGTATCACGGCTGTGTGACGTGCGGCAACGACAAAGCCGCGCGCGGTAGTGTGGGGCATCAAACAAGGAGGCACCCATGCCGCTCATTCGCCAGGAAGAGATCTACGCTGTCGCGGACACCCCTTGGGCCCAGGCCATTGAGGCTGTCGCGACCGCGGCCATCGCACAGAACGACATCGTCATCATCGACGGCGTGTCGGGCATCATCCCGAAGGCGAGCCCCGCCTCTTCGGCTACGATCTCGGAAAGCGGCGGTCAGCTGTACGTCGCTGCGGGCAAGGCGGACGCGGGCGGCAAGCTCTACCTGCTGCCCTCGCGTTCTGTGTCTGGCGTCAACACGGCTGGCGGCAACGTCGGTGAGCCGGTGTACCTGGGCACGGGTGGCGATTTCGCGCTGTCTCCCGGCGTGGAGCCCCGCATCGTGGGCATCATCCTGGCGGCTGACGCTGCTGCGGGCAAGGTGCTTCTGGCTCCGGGGCGCTACGTCTCCAAGGCTGTGAGCCAGACCGAGGTCGTGGACAGCAAGTACCTCGACGACTTCTTCAACCTGGACTCCAGCTGGACGGTCACCGAGGACGACGCTGCTTGCGCCCAGGCGGCGCAGGACGAGCAGTTTGGCGTCGTGCTTCTGACCAACAAGGCGACCACAGACGACAACGCGCAGCAGATTCAGTGGGCGCACGAAATCGCCAAGCCCACTTCGGGCAAGCGTCTCTGGTTCGAAGCTCGCATCAACTGCAACGGCGGTGACGCTACCAACCTCGATTTCTTCGTCGGACTGGCTGCCACGGAAGATCTGACGGGTGTTGCGGACAACATGCCCGCCAACGGCATCGGGTTCCACAAGGACGATGGCGACACCAACATCGACTTTTCGACGTCTGACGATGGCACCAACATCCAGCAGGCTGCCGTGGGTACGCTGGTCAACGACACCTACATCCGCCTGGGCTTCTCGTTCGACGGTGGCGCTACGGGCTCCGGTGTTCTGACTCCGTACGTGGACGGTGTTGCGGGTACCCAGATCACCAACATGACCTACGCCACCATGGCTGAAATCGCTCCGATCATCATGATTCGGAACGGTGACGGTACCACTCAGCAGAAGATCAAGATCGACTACGTCCAGGTCATCTCTGAGCGCTGACGCACAGCTTGCAGCAGCGGCGTGGCCTCTGGCACCGTTGCTCCGCCACGTCGCGTCGCTGACTGCTCCCCCGGCTCTCACTCCGAGGGCCGGGGGCTTTTGTACTTGACACCACAACAACAGTGTTGGTAGACCTGAACTGCGCACCCAGAAGGGCGAGCGGGCAGCCGAAAGGTCCGACGTGATTCAGACGGGCAGGCGTTGACACTGTGAACTTCTTCTTCTGAATCTACTGCCTACGGAGGCCATCATGGCCATTTCCACCGAGGTCCTGAACACGACCTACCGGCAGCTGAAGGGTCCGCTTGTTGACACCTTCATGCGTCGGACGCCCCTCCTCGACACCCTCATGAAGAACAACCGTGTTCGCCAGAACATGGACGGTGGCACCACCATCGAGCGCGCCATCATGACGGGTAGCCCGGCCACCGGCCGAGGCATCTACAACGGCACCGAGCTGCTCAACCTGACCCGCAACAAGCGGACCGAGCAGCTGAAGGTCGAGCCGCACCGTCTGGCTGCTGCCATCGCCATCCCCAACCGGGAACTCGCCCAGAACGACGGCCCCCTCGCGGTCATGCGTCTGATCGAGAAGTACCCCGAGGCCTTCATGAAGAGCACCGACCGGTGCCTGGAGGCCTTCTTCCTCAGCGGTGCTGCTCCCTCGGGCAACCACTCCTTCAACACCACCGCGCTCTCGGGCTTCCTGACCCTGAACGGTCTGTTCTCCAGCGGTACCCTCACCGGTACCACGAACGGCCTGCTCGGGTTCGACACCCCGGCCAACCAGACCGGCACCAGCGTCCAGAGCCTGAACAAGGACGAGGCCAAGTTCTACTACAACCAGTTCGAGGCCATCTCGTCTTGGACCTCCGAGGGTCTCAAGAAGCTCGGTCAGGTCATCCGCCGCTGTG